TGCAAGGAGTTAGTTTTAGCGTGGTTTTTGGCGTAACTTTTAAAAAGTGATCCTATGTTCTCATAGGGGAAATACCCTGCTGCATCATAGGTGTATGGCCGGAAATTTGGTCCTTCTTAAGTCCCTGATTCCTATCAGAAATCTCGCCTAACTCTTTGATTTCCTTATCCATTCCCTATTTACCTCTTTTCGCCGTTCAGATAAGAACGGATAACAACAGATTGCAACAGTTCAGGTTTTAGCGTAACTTTTAGGTCTTCTACTTCCGTGCGACCTACGCCGACACTCCGGCGGTTATAAAAGCTACGCCAAAATGACCTTTGACGCCAGAACAGCCAAGCTCCTGAAACCCGGGGAGCATATCACCTTTGCAGACCATCCGGGGCTGCGTCTGGAGTCGAGCATACAGTTCAAGACGTGGACGTACCGGTACAAGAGCCCAGTCGACGGAAAGATGAAACAGGTGAAGATCGGGAGGTGGCCCGCGATGTCATTCCACGCGGCCGTGGTCGAGTGGGAACAGGCCAGGGAAGCGCGCAGCCAGGGGCAGGATATTGCCGCTGAAAAGAAGTCCGAGCGCACTGAACTTCGAGTCGCCGAGGAGATCAAGCGCAAACGGGAAAAGGCCCAGACCTACACCGTCGAGAGGTTGTGCGAAGACTACTGTAAGCACTTGGACCGCGTGCGTAAGGAAAGGGGCGTCAAGGAAGTGCGGCGTACCTTTGACGTCATGATCGACCAGAAGTTTAAAACTACGCCGGCTGAAAAGGTAACTCGTGCTGCGGCCTTTGATCTTTTGGAAAGCTACGCCGAAATTCCTGTGCAAGCCGGGAAGTTGCGCGCCGAGCTGGCTGCGGCGTGGGACTATGCCCTCGATGCCGGCCGGATCCCGGAAACAACGCAAAATTGGTGGCGCCGGGTCATGCGTGGGAAATTGCGTTCAAAGGGAAAAAAACTGCAGGGTGAATATGTCGGTGTAGAAAAGCGCCACCTCTCCCTGGACGAACTCCGCAAGCTGATCCCTTTTCTCCCGAACTTGAGCCGCAACGTCTGCGACGTACTTACTCTCTATATCTGGACGGGGTGTCGCGGGGCTGAGCTGGTGCAAATGACGGCTGAGGAGATCAGTGTCGAGGCTGACGACGTCGTATGGTGGACGTGCCCGAAGTCGAAAACGAAGAATGCACGCCATGACAACGCGACAGATCTGCGGGTGCCGTTATTTGGCAAAGCGCGGGAAATCGTACTGCGGCGGAATGCTCTTTATAAGACCGGGTACCTGTTCCAGTCACAGGTTAGCAAGGAGAAGCACATCCAACAGAAGGTCATTCAGACGTCCGTGCACTGGCATATGCCATATTCCATGACGCTGCCGGAGCGGGTGCGTCCACGCTTCCCGGTGACCCGCTGGTCGCCGCATGACCTGCGCCGCACGGTGCGCACGCAGCTGGCTGCGCTCGGATGCCCGGATTCCGTGGCCGAAGCTGTGCTCGGGCATATGCAGCCAGGCGTGAAGGGTGTGTACAACCGGCATTCATACGATGCCGAGCGCGTCGAGTGGCTGCGCCGCTGGAATGACACGCTTAACTCTCTTTCCTGACGCCGGCGTTCGGCGGCGGGAGCAGGTCGGAGATAGGACGCGCTTCTGCCCACTCCTCAATTTCCCTCAGCAGCCATGCGACCCGGCGGCCGGAAAGCATTCGGGGCTTCGGGAAGAGGTTTTCACGAACCATTTTTTTGACGCTGGCTTCACTCAGCGACGTTGCAGACGCCACCGTCGGCAGGTCCAAATAGATCGGTTTTAATACTGCGCTCATCGGTTTCTCCAACTATGCTGCTTGCTTCATTGCGCCGGCGTCGACGCGCTTGAATTCGATTACCCACACCCACGGATTGGCATTCCAGCTGCCGGCGCCGTTGATCGATTCCCAAAGCGTGCGGTAGCTATACCTGGCGTTGGTGAAGTCGTTGTATCCATAATCGAGGTAGTCGCACCAGTTGCACTCTCCGCTGCGCTCAATGCCCTCGGCGATCGCGTCCGCCTCGCTGATGTCCTGCAGCCGCTCAACACGTACGCCGGTCACCTCCAGGACGATGCGGCAGGCGGCGCGTGGCATGTGGATCGACGGCTTCCAAACCTTCTTTATACCGAGCGAGTCGCCAAGCCGGTCACCGTGCTTGTAGGTGGCTGCATAGTCGTACTCGATCGGCTCGCCACCGTTGTAGGTCGGATCCTGCGGGTAGATCGGGCAGAAGGTCTCCCGCACCCATAGGCGGCCGCCTGGCTGTCCGTAGGGACTGCGCTTCTCGAAGTCCTCCGGTGCACGAGTGTTCGGACAGATGATGAAAGAGCCTGGCGACAATTGCCATGCAAGCTCGTTGTCCGACACGCTGAGGTCACGTCTGAGTACCGGCTGCGGTTTCACCACACGCCTCGTCTGCGTCTTGGTCCCGTCAAGGATGGCGCGCACCATCGGCGCGCTGAAAAGGATAGGGCGTTCTTTCATGCTGCGCTCCATGTCGAAACAAAGGCTTTATCCACCTTGCGGCGGAGCTTACCGATTTCCGCTAGAAAGGTGAGTTGGCATCCCAGCGGGATTTCTCCGAGCCCGAACTCCGCCAGTTGCGCCTGGTGCAGATCGGCCGTGGACTTTGGCTGCTGGCGGCATGCATCGATCAGCATGGCGTTGAGCGCAGCGTTGTATTCCTTGCTGTAGACCTGGCTGGTCCAATCGATGCGCGGCAAGGCGTCAGGTGTCGTATCGAACAGAGAAAATTGGCGATCGTTCATGCTGCCCTCGCGATCTGTTGCTCATGTGCGAAGTTCGCCTCAACAAGTGCCGCCGCCATCGGCGGGCAGACGCTATTGCCGATCATGCGGACCTGCGCCGATTTGGAAAGCGGCTTGCCGTTGACGACCGGATCGAGGATGTAGCTGTCAGGGAAACCCTGCGCGCGCGCCAGCTCTCGCGGCGTCAGCATGCGCATGCCGATGTCGACGATCGCGTAGTCCTCGCCGCGGATGGTCACCAAGCCGAGGCGGTCCTTTGTCGGCATCGTATGCATCGGGTCGCGTAGGTCCTGCCATTGGCCTCCTTCGCTGTAATACTTGACCAGGAAGGCGCGCACTTCTCCAACGTGGCCGCCGCCGGCCGTCAGAGTAGGCATTGGTTCGCGGGCGTCCTGCCCGAACTGGTTGTTCCGCAGCTTCACCAGGTGGGATGCAACAAGTGCATGGTGGTCTTGTGCCGTGATGGTGCTCATCGGATCTGGCAGCGAGGCGCCGGGAGTCTCATGGCCGCCATAGTGCTTGGCGAGAAATGCGGACACGACGGCATGCCTGTTTTCAGTCGTCTGCGTGCCAATCGGCTCGTCCATTCTGGAGCCGCGCACGTCACCCGGGCGCTTATCGCCGTAGTAGGTGGAAATGTGGGCTGTAATCAGCGCCTGCTCGCCACGGTTTGCGCCGGTTACGGTAGCAATCGGGGTTTCAATCGATGCGGTCCGGTCACCTCCCTGATGCGTCACATGCATCAGGGTTGGAAGGACCAGTGCGCGGTGGTTCTCAGTGGTCAGCGTGCCGAACGGCTTGTCCGTCGATGTCGGCTTGCCGGAATAGATCGGCCCGCCGGCACCGACGATGAACGGACTATCAGTGTTCACCACGAATTTCATGATGCCCTTGGCGATACGGCGCAAGGTCGCATCCTTCAGCGGCTTCTTGCGCTCGAAAATCGACGGGCAAGAAATAGACCAGTCGATGCACTCGGCGGCGGTGCGCCACGGCTGCAGCTTTCCCGACTTGACGGCGTCGGTCTTCGGGTCGCCGTGCGTCGGTGTTGGCCAGACAATCGGACGACCGTCCCGCCGTGCGATTAGAAACAGGCGTTTGCGGATAGTCGGAGTGCCGTAATCACAGGCGCGCAGCACTTTCCATTCGACCTTATAGCCGAGACCTGCATGCAGGCGCTCGATCGGGAAGTCATGGCCGAGCACGTCGTAAATTTCGTTCAGGTCCGGATGGTCTGTCGGAATGCCGGTGGTCAGCGCCAGCACGAAGGCCTTGAACGTGCGGCCTTTCTCTGCTTTCAGCGGCTTGTTGTCGCTGCCCAGCGGCCCCCAGTCCTGAAACTCTTCAACGTTCTCGAGCGCGATCACGCGCGGCATCTGGAACGTTGCCCATTTCAGCGTCACCCATGCCAGACCGCGAATCTTCTTTTCGACCGGCTTGCTGCCCTTGGCCTTGCTGAAGTGCTTGCAGTCCGGGCTGAACCAGGCGAGACCGATGGGCAGCTGGCGCGTAACAAAGCCCGGGTGCACGTTGAAGACGTCCTCGGTGTAGTGCGCTGCCGTCGGATGGTTGGCTGCATGCATGGCCAGCGCTTCGCCGTCGTGGTTGATGGCCACGTCGACTTCGCGTCCCAAGCCCATGGAGATGCCGGTGGATGCGCCGCCGCCACCGGCAAAGTTGTCGATCGCCAGCTCGTGGCCGAGATCCAGTGACATGGTGAAGATGTCGCGCTTCATACGTTATCCCTTGAATGCTGGCGACGGTTATGCCGCCTCTTTCAATCGGTCGAATTCAATTGCGGTTTGCGTAACCTGGACCAGATCCGCAGCGTAATCGCGCGGCAGGTTGTGTGATTCTTCAATCAGTACGGCCATCGATGCGCGCACTGCCTTGGTGTCTTCTTCGAAAATCGGCATATCGACGTCGAGCTTGGTCACCAGGCGCCGCAACGGCTCCAGCGGCATTACGCGGCCGGAGCGCTGTTCGTGCAGCTCGAACGTTTCGATCAGGCCGCGTAGGGCCGGGCCGACGGCATACCAGGTGTTTTCGCCGTCAACACGGAATACGGGAAGTCCGGCCTGCTTGCCGCGTGCGACGACAACGAGCGTGCCTTCGTTCTCCAGCTGGTCGAGGATTGCTTCCAGCGGCCGGAAAACCGCGTGTGTCTTCCACGGCTGGGTGCGCAACGTGCGCTTGCCGGTGGTCTTGACCTTGCGCTTGTGGCGCGGTTTCTTTGATGCGGGCATAGTTACGCTCCGTCGTTGTCCAGAATCGTGACTACCTTGTCGGCAGCGGCCTCGCGCTTGGCGATCTCGCGGTCGAGATACCAGCGCGCCTTCTTCAGGTCTTCCAGCGGCGCGCCTTTCTCGTCCGCGCGCCACAGGTACTTGACCACGTTGCCCAGGTTGAACGACATGTGCTCGGTGACCTGGATGCACTCCACGCCGCTCGGATGACTGATGTAGTGCTTCGGATGATTGACGGCGTCATGCGCCACGGCTGCCGTCGTGCTCATGCTGCGCTCTTCAGCTGCTGCAGTTCATTGACCGGGACCTGCCACGGTGCGCCGCAAAGCGTGCCTTCAACGCGGACGAGGGCGATCCGCTGGCCGTTGCCGATATGCGGCTTGATATCCGCGACGATGCCGGTCTGCGGACCTTCCTCGCTGTCGAAGGCGACCTTGGCGCCGGGTGTGATTTTTCGTTTCATTGCTGCCTCGAATAAGTGTCTGGTGCCGGTACGTTTCCCGCCCGCCGGCTCCGGGAGTGTTGTTCTGGTTATGACCAACAAGGGAGCGGACTTGAGGCGGGATGCCTCGCATCTTCCGGAATGAAAAAGTTGAGTCCGCTCTCTTGTTGGTGCCGGTTACGCTTTCCGGCGTCCTTGCGGACCGCATCCGACTGTTTCGCGCTCGTCGGGCTCGGCGTCGTCGTCATCGGGGCCGGCAGCTGCGCTTGGGCACTTCGTAGAGGTTTTCCCACAGCTCACCTCCAGCCACACCCTTGCCGTACTACGCCCCTTCGCTCACGGGGTATGGTTGCTAGGGTTTGCCGATCAGGACCTTGACACCGGTTTCCTTGGCCTTTTCGACGTAGGCGCTGAAGGCGTCCTCGATCACGTTTTCCGGTCGATCCAGCTCGTACCAGAACTTGACGTTGCCGCCGCCCAGGCGATACTTCAAGCGCGCGCGGATCTTGTAGCCTTCGCCGTTCTTGAACAGGCGGCAGCCAATCGCGAATTCACGAGGGATCTCGATCGCACCGGCGCCAGCACGCGCATCGATGTTCTCGGTGTAGGTCAGCTGCACCTGGCCGTTGTCCAGGCGCTTGCTGCTGTTGAAGTTGACTTCGGTCTTGGCCTGCAAGGTGAGGGCGATGGCCAGCAGCGTTTCGCCGGATGGCTCGACGACGTCGGCAATGTTGTCCTCGAGGAAAACGGCGAATACTTCCTGCTCCATCGGCTGCTTGTTGTTCTTCAACCAGGTGGCAAACTCGCGGCTCAGCTCGGCGTTGTAGACCGCGCGGAAGTCGCGCCAGCCGGCATCGGTGCTGCGCTCGCCGTACTCGTGATCGTTGAACACGGCAGTCAAGGTGCGGGCGTCCGGATCGGCGTAGATGTAGGTGCCTTGCTGGCGTGCCTGATCCTTCACGTACACGTTGAAGCTTTCGATGCTGGTCAGCGCGACGGTTCCCTTTTTGCGATAAGGCGCCGGGTTGGCCTTTTCGATCGCGGCCGTGAGGTCAACATGCTGAAAATGCTGGGGCACCAAGAGGAACGATGCCTCGCCGGCCTGCTTAATTTCGGATGCAGCGACCATCAGTGCGCCGGCCTGGCCAAGTGCGGAATCGTTGATATGGGTGTGCTGATTCATTTGCTTGCTTCCTTCAGGTTGGTCGGCTTGGTCTGCGGTGCTTCACGCAGCTCAAGGTTTTGTTGACGGGGGTGGTTGCGCGACAGGTCGTTGTCGTCGGTGAGCCAGAAGAAGTCTTCTCCGCGCTCCGGTTTCGGCAGGTCGACGGTGATGGCATCGGTGACGGTAACCTTGTCGACGTCGCCGCCGCGGCTGGCGGGCTTGATCTTGATTTTCAGCGTGAGGCCGCCGGCCTTGCCGGTTTCCTTCACCTTGGTGATCAGCTCCTCGAGCTGGCCGGATAACTCAGAATGTGCGCGACCATCGCGCAAGTCCTGAAGGAACACGGCAAAGGCTTTCGTGCCCATGGTTCTCCCTTCTTTTTGGTGGTTAATCGAGGTCGTTTGCTTGCAGCTTTTTTGCATCAAACCGCGCGAGGTGCTGCATGTGCCGGCGCGCGACGTTTTCAAGAATGATTCGGTAGGCGGGGTGCTTGAGCATGTCGTCCAGCTGCAGAGTCACGTTCAAGTTGCGGTGTGCAATTTCTAGCGACATGCGGGTCGGAGCGATACGCGCAGCCATGTCACATCCTCGCCACCAGGGGCAGATCGAGCAGCTCGTGCAGCGACTCGTCTGCGATGTTGTTCCACATCGGCTGCGGCCGGTCGGTGATCTTGCGGCGCTCGTGCGATTCGCAGATCGCGAGCACGGCGGGCAACAGGCGGGCCTGCTCGCATGCCCGGCAGCGGCAGTCCTCGGCCACCTGAATATTGCGCATCGGGCCAATCTTCGGCGTCAGCCCGCGCGCATTGATGTAGGCGCGCCCGCGCAAGCCCTGGTAGGGGTCTGGAGCGCTGCAGCGGATGCGGACGGTGCTCATTGCTTCGCCTTCACGCTGACGTAGCACGGGCCAAACAGGTCGATTGCATCGGCAATCGCATCGGCGGCGCACTTGTGGAGGGCGCTATAGGCGTAGTGGCAGCTGGAGGTGCGCACGAAGACGTTGAAGTGAATCATGCGGCACCTGTCGTCTCAGTGGACCTGCTGAGCACGAGGTTGAACAGCTTGTCGCCGAATTCCTCGCTGACGATGTTCTTGAGTGCGCCGGAGAAATAGGCGACGAAAGCGGCGGCGCGTTGTTCCGGCGTTGCTTCGCCCTGGACATGATCAATGCCGGAATCAATTGCGCGCTGAATGCGGCTGACGACTTCCTTCGGGGTTGGCTTCTGCTGCGCCATCTCTGCCTCCATCGTGTTTCCGCAACGAAGTGTTGCGCGACGGAGATATTGTGCGCTAGAAAAACTAGTAAGACAAGGAAAACTAGTGTGGAGCTACCGGCTTTTCTTAGACATTGCTGTTATATGTGGAAATGTTTTTATTCTGAAATTCGCATAAAGAATGCCCGATGGAAACCGGGCGAGTGGTGAATTAAGAAGGGCGCTTAATTTTGCGGCAGATAGGCTCGGGGCAGCTTTCGTTGAGCGCTCGGGGGATAAGGTCATTCACCTCAGTGATGATTTTCCCTAGAAGTCGGGCTGTGCTCGCCCTTATTTCTGGCGCCATGCCGTTAAATGATTCTGTTTGAATGAGGCACCCGAGCGCTGCAAGTTCACCTGCTCGAAGTGTCAAGTCCTCGGTAGCGGTCATCTCCTGGTGCAGAATGTCAAATCCCATATCCATTTCAATACCTTCTTGATTGTTTTTCACATTGCGGCATGATTGCCACACGGGAATAGTTGCACTTTGCACCTATTCTGTGAAGTATCGGATTATTAAACTACGGCGATGAAAAAAGACATCGTGCCGTTCGGTTTAAGAATTCCAACGGATATAAAAGAGCAGCTTGATCAATCTGTGGCGAAGTCACAGAGATCATTGAATGCCGAAATCTTGGCGCGATTGATAGAGAGCTTTGCCGCAGATCAAAAAAAATTGGCTGACTTTACGACAGGTGAGTTAGTACAAGAGCTGATCAGAAGAAATGACCCTGGCAGAATCGAGATAAGTATCGGTGGATTTGGCCAAGAAATAGCGCGGTAAAGGTGCTATTTGGTGCTAGACAAAGCTCTCAAGGCGAGCTATCACCACTCCGCAGACATGAGCATCTGCCTTAATTGGCATGATGCGATTGGGCCAAGAGGGATTTAGCGCCTCCAAATACCAGCTCTTTCCATCGATGAGAAGCCTCTTAAAAGTAGCTTCATTAGTTTCTTCGAGTTTTGTAATCACGAGCGACTTGTGCTCTGCGGCGCGATCCGGGTCGACAAAGATAACGTCTCCATCGTCAAAGGATGGTTTGCTGCCAGGATTCCGCATGCTTTCGCCTCTAACCCGTAGGGCATAAGTGCGTGGGCCATGTTTAACAGGGCACGCAATCCATTCTTCGGCATCGCCGACGTTGTATTGATCTTGAGCTTCGCACCAGTCTCCTGCCTGGACCCATGAGATCAGAGGAATGGGCTTTTGATTGGATTCAATGTCCTGGACATTGAAGTCTGGCTTGCGACCTGTAGTTTTGATCTCCGCGACCATAATGGTGTTGCCACTTCTTACGACAATATCAGGTCCGGAAAGCAGCCAATCCACCGTCACATTAAGTGCTTGGGCAACGGCATCTAACCGGGATCGCTTAGGTGCCGTCCCGCCTTCTTTCTCCCATTGCTGAACCGTTTGCCAACTGGAGACGCCGACCCGTTTGGCCAGTTCGTCCATGGTCAAGCCGAGTTCAAGCCGCTTTGTCTTAATTCGTTCGTGGATTGTCGTCATGGTGGAACCATAAGCACAAGTATTTATAGTGGCAATGCAAAAGTTTCTTGCGCGCACTAGAAAAACTAGTAGAATAAAGCGCATGAAGAACGAAGCGCTGAACCTCGCGATTGGCAGATTCAAAACTCTGAAGGCGTTTGCAGATGCCCTCAGCACTATGGAACGTCCTGTTTCTTATCAGGTTGTTCAGCAATGGCTGATCAATCGCGTTCCGGCTGACTATTGCCCTTCAATTGAGCGAATTACTGATCGCGAGGTGACATGCGAACAACTGCGCCCAGATGTTGAATGGGCTGTGCTGCGTTTCTCCTGCGCTGCTCCAGAAAGTGGGCGGCACGCATGCGACAAGAAGGGATAGACCAACGTCCAGGCGGTGGGCTTCGGCTCGCCGCCTTTTTTTTGGCCTGAAATCAGTTTTTGAGAAATATCAATCATCGTTTCCTCGCGGATAAAGCTCTGTTGATGGAACGATAGTTGAAAAAAACACATTCCACATCGGTAATAAAAGGGAGGTTTACCGTGACCTGTAAATATTCGGAGATCAATCAGCACGACGCGCTTTATAAGATTGCGCGCTCGTTCAAAGGCGGTATCGAATCGGTGGCGCAACGCATGGGGAAGACAGTTCCCGTCATGTACAACAAGCTGCGGCCTGGGATCATGACCCATCACATGACGTTCGAGGAGGCCACGGAAGTGATTGAGCTGTGCATTGACGCCGGTGTGCCGGATGCATTGCTACCTGCACAGGCGTTCGCCTGGCGTCTCGGGCAAGTGCTGGTTCCGGTTCCGAGCCTGGACAATGTGCGCGATGAGGATCTGACGCAGACCGTGTGCCGGGCCATGAAGGAATTCGGTGATGTGGCCTCGGGCATTTACGACGCGTTAAATAACGACGGCAAGATCAAGTCCGACGAGCTTGAGAAGCTCGAAAAGGAATTTCGCGAGGCGATTGGCGCGATGACCGAACTGCGGGCCCGCGTGCGTGCTCGTGCCGGAAATGATGCGGAGGCGTAGTCATGACCGCACTGAAGATACCGAAGCTATCGGCAGCTCGTGCGCCAAAGCGCGTCGCAATGCCGAAATTCCGGCGCAACGTTAAAGCAGCGACGTCGCTCACCGAGGCAATTCATCGCGTGCTGTCACGTACGCATACCAATGCACAGCCGTTCGGCGTGTTCGCCATCAGCGGGCGCCTGGTGATATCGAACGCCAATACCGATCGCTTCAAGGCGTTGCAACGCCGAGCACCCGAGGCCTTCATCGGCATGTACGGTCCCGGCCTGCGCATTGCGGATGCGCTAGAGGATCTGTGCGAGCATTTCACTGATGAGGTGGCCGATGGCACATGATCCGGGCATTGATCCGAGCCTGGTTCCTGTGTCTTTACGTGAGCGCGCACAGTGGCTTATATGGCGCTTCGAGCCGGGTGAGAAAAAGCCGAAGAAGATGCCCTACTATGCGAGCGGCGCGCGGCGCGTTGGCAAGCAGGGCGACGAGGCTGACCGCGCTGCGCTTGTCACACTCGACAAGGCTCTGGAGGTGGTGCGGTCCACGAATGGACGTTATTCCGGTGTCGGATTTGCTTTTCTTCCCAATGATGGGTTGATCGGCATTGACATCGATGGCTGCATTAATCGTGAGGACGGCGCGATTACCGAGCGTGCGCAGAACATCATCGACGCTTGTGACTCCTACACGGAATACTCGCCCTCGGGCACCGGTGTGCACATCATCGTTGCCGGCGAATCCGAGACATTTAAATCCAATGAGATCGGGCTCGAGGTGTTTTGTGGACGGCAATATTTTACGTTCACCGCGAAGCCGTACATGGGGTGTAGCAGGGGAATCACGCCAATATCCGATGCGGTATTGAACCGGCTGCGGGTGACGGTGAAAGGAGCAAAGAACCTGGTGCGTTCTGCGACGCCGCCCGTTGCCGGTCCGGTGGACGAGCGTGCCAAGCTGGAATCAGCGTTGGCGGTCATTCCGGCTGACTGCGGCTATGACGAATGGATACGCGTTGGCATGGGTATTTACGATGCCTTGGGTGAGGGTGGCATCGGCGTGTGGGATTGGTGGTCCCAAAAGTCTGGCAAGTACGGCGGGCTGAAGGATCTCGAATCGCACTGGAAATCATTCGGCAATGGCAGCATCACGGTTGCCAGTGTCTACAAGATGGCTGTCGACCGAGGGTGGCGGCCGCCAAAATCACCCCGGCTAACCCCGGCTGCGGCGAAAAAAACAGCGTCTACCCCTGGCCCGGCTAGCGCGTCGCCAGTTGCCGCTCCGGACAGAGAGCAGCCTCATTGGCGCGATACCCTAATAGCCAAGCCGCGCGGTGGACTCGAAGACTGTCGGGAGAATGTCCACATCATCCTGATGAACGACGAGGCTCTGAAGGGGCTGGTCGCGCTGAACGAGTTCTCCATGCAGCAGGTGAAGCGGCGGGTGCCACCATGGGGCGGCGAGCTCGGCGAGTGGACCGAGGGCGATGATTTCAGCCTGGGCCTGTACCTGGCGCGCAACTACAGCATCATCATCAAATCAGATGGCGCAATCGAGAAAGCCGTCGCGCAGGCTGCGAGAGAAAACCAGTTCAACCCTGTAACGGAGTATCTCCGATCATTGACATGGGACGGCGAACAGCGGTTGCACACCTGGCTAACCGATGTGATGGGCGCCGAGCCGACGAAATACCACGCGCTGGTGGGCACGCTGTTCCTCATGTCGATGGTGGCGCGGGCGTTCTATCCGGGCTGTCAGATGGATTACATGCCGGTGTTTGAGGGCGGGCAGGGTGCTGGTAAGTCATCTGCTCTGCGCGTGCTCGGCGGCGACTGGTACAGCGAAACGCCGTTCAAGGTCGGCGACAAGGATGCGTATCTGGCGATCCAGGGCGTCTGGCTCTACGAGATCGCCGAGCTTGATTCCTTCAACAAGGCGGACTCGACGTCGATCAAGGCCTTTATCACCAACAAGACAGATCGGTTCCGTGCTCCATATGGCCGGCGCATGGTGAATGTGCTGCGGCGAACCTGCTTTGCTGCGACCACCAACCAGGATGAATACCTGAAGGACTCCACGGGCAACCGGCGTTCATGGCCGGTGCGCTGCGGGAAGATCGATACCGAGATGTTGGCAGCGGTCCGCGACCAGCTGTTTGCGGAGGCGGTTGTATTGATCGAGCAGGGAGAGAAATGGCATCCGACGCGGGAAGAGCAGCGCGAGCTGATCGAGCCTGAGCAGGAGGCGCGGGAGCTGGCCGATCCGTGGGAGCCGCGAATCCAGCGGTATGTGGATGGCGAGGCGTTGCATGTGGGTGGGACGCCGCGCCCTGGCGGCAGGATCGATGAGGTGACGTCCGAAGAATTGCTTACAAAAGCCCTGGAGATCGATATCGGCAAGATTAGCGGCGCGAAGACCGAGACGATGCGTATCGCGTCGTGTATGAAGCGCATGGGGTGGGAAAAGAAGCGGCGAAGTACCGGCGGTCGGGAATGGTATTACCTGCGCCCGTCAAAGCCGGCGCCTGCGCAAGCCGTGGTCAGGGGTGAAGTCGACGAGCTCGACGACCTGCCGATCTAGCAGGATAGGTTCGTCCAACCCGTCCGGGTCGTCTAACCGCATGGCAAAAGGTTGGACGCCTAACCCCCTGATGGCGCAAGGCTTCGTCCAACCTCCTAACCCGTCCAACCTGTTTTACGTGCGCATACGCACGGGAGTGAAGATCAATATCTTATGAGAATTTGAATGTGGTTAGGATGGTTAGGAGGTTAGACGGAGCCTTATTTGATGCGGTTTTTCATCGTCCAACCATTTTTTGCAGGTTAGGAGGTTAGACAGAGTGTCGAAGAGCAATCTGAGAGAAAAGATGCCGACGGTAACAGCGTTCATCGATGACCTGCGAGAAGCATTTGGCAAGGAAATGATCGACGGACAGATTCGCAGGGGGATACGAGGAGAACCGGTGTTTTACGCCTGCGAAAACGGCGTCGAGATCGGGACCAAGGTGAATAGCGGCGCAGCCGTGCGCGTGACGTGGGACGCGGTAACCGGACGTGCGGTGTCAGAAGAAATCAAAAGGGAGAGCGACAAGTGATCAAATGGGTCGATGAAAGGCTGGAACGGTGGGGCGAGTGGATGAACGGGCTGCGTCGAAGCGGTGGCGCTGGTGGCAGCTATCCGGCCTACCAGCCCGTGCATATCCGTGGGACCGCCGGTCCTGACCTGTGCGCGGACGCTGATGAGATGGAGATCGACACCGTTATGGCCGGCGTCAAGGCGTCAAAGAAGGAACTGTACGAGACCGGCTATCAGCGCTATGTGCAAGGCATGTCCAATCAGACCATTGCCGGGCGCATGCGCTGCCATGTGAACACCGTTTATGCGCGCATGGAATCGCTGCACAAACTGGTGGAAAAGCGCATGGCAGAGCGCAAATCCGCGATAGCAGATACTAACGCGTGAAACTTTTTCCTTTTGTGACGTGTATGCATACCCTAGAAACCATTGGAGAAAATACGTAGGATTCAGCTACGCTTTGCAGCGCGTTCGGAATGACGAATTCGCAGCTAAGTGCTCGGTAATCTCCTCCGGTGAAACTCCCCATCGGCCTCGCCGCAACGTCGTCAATATCCTACGGCGCTGCGGCTTTTTTACTTCAAACGCCATGGCCACACGAGCAAAGACAGTTTGCCGACATCCAGCGTGCGGGAAGCTCGTTGATGCGCCGGGCTATTGTGACAAGCACTCTGCGCTGTACCGGCGACAAAGTGATGAGCGGCGTGGCAATGCGAACGAGCGCGGGTATGGCCGCAAGTGGCAGAACGCACGCGAGACATACCTGCGCGAGCATCCGCTGTGCGAGTGCGACGAATGCCGGCGCGAAGGGCTGATCATTCCGTCTACTGTGGTTGACCACATCGTTCCGCACAAGCTGAAGGAAGCGAAGGACAGTGGCGATCCGGCAGCGGTCACTCGCGCACAGTCCCTGTTCTGGGACAGGAAGAACTGGCAGGCGATGTCGAAGCCATGCCACGATCGCAAGACCGCGCGCGAGGACGGCGGCTTCGGACGCTGACCCCCGGGGGTGGTCAAAAGTCTGCCGAAAATCGACGTAGACCGTCCGGTTCGTCAATTTTCGCGTAGCTATATTTTTGGAGTAGGGGGGGGGTAAGGAAATCAGCCCTCCATCCTGCAGGACTTCTTTTTTCTTGGATCTGAAGAATCATGAGCGCAGAGAGCCATTTAACGGCGTTGCCATCGGTTGACGATGACATGGCTACGTCCGTGCCGCCTGCTGTCGCGGCAATTCTTTCGGAAATTCCGGACCAGATCACCAAGCTGTCCGCCAAGGAAAAGAAAATCTGGAGGCACGTCACCCAGGCGCTGCATGAGTACGGACTGATCCATCGCACTGACGCGATGATGCTGACCATCATCTGTCGCACGTTCGTCAACTGGGTGGATGCGGAGGACGAGCTGGACCGCGTCAAGCGTGACAATGGCGGCAGCCATATCCGCGAAAGCAAGAACGGATACCGGGCGCCGGATCCAGCCTACTACATGGCACGGGACTACAAGAAACAGCTGCTCGCCTGGTTGCCCGAGGCGGCGCTCACCATCCCCAGCTTCCACAAGATCAAGGGCGAGGCCATCGGCGATGGTCCGCAGGGCTCACTCTTCGACGATCCAATCGAAAAGTTCCGTTCGCAGAAGGCCGCGATCGGGATGCGGATCGTCGGCAAGAAGTGAGCGCGCCGAAGCAGGCGCGCACCGCCACCTTCGACTGGGACGCCTACGGCAGAGCGGTGCTCGCCGGCGAGATTCCGGTTTGCCGCTGGACGCGGCTCGGCGTTGAGCGGCATTATCGCGACCTCGAAACCGGGCACGAGCGAGGCCTGTGGTTTTCCGAGGCTCATGCCCAGCACGCGCTGGAGTCATTCCTGTTCCTCCGTCATTCAAAGGGCGAGTGGGCCGGGCAGATGTTTGTACCGTCGCCCTGGCAGCAGTTCTGGGTGGCGCTGGCCTTCGGCTGGATGCGGGCAGACGGCACTCGCCGCTTCCGCGAGGTATGGGAGGAGGTTCCGCGTAAAAACGGCAAGAGTACGAAGCTGGCCGGCGTCGGCCTGTACCTGTTCGTGTTCGACGGTGAGGGCGGCTCCGAGGTCTATACGGCTGCGACCAAGCTGGAACAGGCGCGCATTACGCACGACGAAGCCGTGCGCATGCGGCAGGCAAGCCCACACTTGCGCCGGCATATCGCGGAGCGACGCAGCGAGCTGTACGTAAGGGGGAAGGCCGATAAGTTCGTGCCGCTGGGCCGGGACTCCAAGTCGATGGATGGCTTGAACCCGCACGGCGCGATCCTGGATGAGGTGCACGCCCATCCGAATCGCGAAATCTACGACGTCATCAAGTCGGGGCAGGGTGCGCGCCGGCAGCCGTTGATCTGGGAGATCACGACCGCCGGCTTCGATCTGAGCAGCTTCGGGTACGAGCAGCATTGCTATGCCGAGAAGGTGCTCGAAGGGATAGTCCAGGATGATGACTTCCTCGCCGTGGTCTACACGGTTGATGATCCGAAGAAGTGGGACGATCCGATCGAGTGGGCCAAGGCAAACCCGAATCTGGGCGTGTCGGTGTATCTCAGCGGCCTGCGGGATGCTTGCGAGCGGGCAAAGCGGCAGCCGACCGAGCAGCCGAACTTCAAGACCAAGCGCCTGAATATCTGGCTTGCTGGCGGAGAGAAGTGGATCCCGGTCGACGACTGGCGCAAGTGTGGCGATGCGAACCTGACGCTGGACGACTTCGCCGGCGAGGAATGCTGGATCGGCCTTGACCTGGCTGAGAAAAGCGATATTGCAGCCGTCTGCCTGGTGTTCAAGCGTGGCCGCAAGCACTACGTGTTCTTCCGTTTGTACTTGAACGAGGCGGAGGTTGCGAAGCCGGAAAACGATCACTTCCGGCGCTATCAAGGGCTCGGCGAATTGATCGTCACAGACGGCAATGCGACGGACTTCGATGTGATCCGCAGCGACCTGGAGTCCTTCTACAAGAAGTTCGAGCTGAAGGAGGCCGCCTATGACCCGAAGTTTGCAGCCTACTTCGTGACGAAGCTGATCGATGCCGGCCTGACCATGGTCGAGATCACGCAGACGTCATCGCACTTCACGCTACCGATCATCGAGGTCGAGAACCTGGTGCTTACCGGCGACCTGCAGCACGAAGGAAACACATGCGTGGAGTGGATGATAGGTAACGTCATCATGCGCGAGTCCAAGTTCTCCGGGCTCAAGCATCCGACGAAAGATAAGCCGGGCGAGAAGATCGATGCTCCGGTCGCCATGCTGATGGCGATGGGGCGTGCGCTCATGTTCGAAGACAACAGTATTGACCAAGGGTTTGTCTCTCTCTAATGCTAAACACGATCAAAAAATGGTTTTCCGGCAAGGGGAGCGGAGAAGTTGCGTCCATACAAAACGCGACGCTTGTGAGATCGAGTGATCCGCAGGTCATCGAACTGCTCGGTGGTGCGCCATCGGCATCCGGTTTCCCGGTGACCGCAGATACTGCCATGCGGGTATCTGCGGTGTATGCCTGTGTCCGGTTACTCGCCGGCGCGATCGCCGCGATTCCGGTTTCCGTGTACAAAGAGTCGAATACAGGTCGCGAGGAAATTGAGCCGGCATTGTGGTGGCTTCTGAACGAGCAGCCGATCGAGAACTGGACCGCGGCTTCAATGTGGGAGTGGGTGATCAAGTCGATCTGCCTGCGTGGTGACGGCTTCGTCGAGATCGTACGTAGCATGGCCAGCATCAAGGCAATGCGTCCGCTGCATCCCGACTACGTCGAGGTGCGCAAGATCGGCGATGCCCTGGTGTACATCGTCACTGATTACCAGACCGGGGAAGTTCGCGCGGTGCACCAGGATGACATGCTGCACTTTGCAGGATTCGGCTTCAATGGCATGCGCAGCATGTCGGTCATTCAATGGGCGGCATTTCAGTCCATTGGCGTTGCATTGGCCGCAGACGCTTATTCCGGAAAGTTCTTCGCCAACGGCGCGGCGCCGAAGCACATTATCACTTCGCCCAATAAGATGGACGAAGGGCAGATCGATCAGCTCAAGAAAGAGTACGAGAAAAAGTATTCCGGGGTCGATAACGCGGCAAAGCCGATGGTATTGACGCAAGGGCTGACAATCAAAGAAATGAGCATGACGGCTGGCGATGCCCAGCTGCTGGAGTCGCGCAAATTTCAGGTCATCGATATCGCGCGTGCGTTTGGCGTTCCGCCGCACATGATCGGTGCTCAGGAAACGACAAGTTCATGGGGTTCGGGCGTCGAGCAGATGACAATTGGCTTCGTAAAGTTCTCGCTTCAGCCGTACATCACCCGACTCCGGCAGGAGCTCAACCGGAAACTGTTCCGGCGTGCCTCGCCTTTTGTCGAGCACAAGATGGAGGCGCTGCTCGCCGGAGACTCGAAAGCAGAGGGCGAGTATATGCGGCAAGCCCTCGGAGGATCGCAGGGGCCGGGGTGGATGACGGTGAACGAACTTCGAAAGGCGAAGAATCTGCCGCCGATTACTGGCGGCGACGTGCTTTACGACCCGACCAAGCAGCAAAGCCAGCAACCACGACCGCCGGAACAGCCGCCGCACCCAGACCAACCGCCGCAACCGCAGCAACCTCCGAGAAGGACAGAACACGATGAAAAAGCTCGTTCAACTGATTCGCAATAACGCCAGCCGCGATCCGGTGAAAATTCGCGCCGAGGGCGATGCCGCCACGATCTACCTCTATGACGTGATCGATCCCTACTGGGGCATCGGCGCTGCCGAGTTCAACAAGACGCTCGCCGAGCTGAGCGGCCAGGCGGTAACGCTGCGGATCAATTCTCCTGGCGGCGACGTGTTCGACGGTCGGGCGATGGCGACGGCGATCGCGCAGCATGGCAACGTCACCGCCTATATCGACGGGCTCGCCGCCAGCGCTGCTACCTATGTGGCGATCGCGGCAAAGAGCGTCATCATGGCTGAGGGTTCCTTCTTCATGATCCATGAGGCATGGACGATGGCTTACGGTAACAAGCATGACTTGACCGAAACAGCCGCGCTTCTGGACAAAATCGACGGCTCGATCATCAACGACTACGCCAAGAAAACCGGCAAGTCCGTCGAGGAGATCGCGGCCTGGATGAAGGCGGAAACATGGTTCACGGCGCAAGAAGCGCTCGACAACGGCTTCGTTGATTCAATCGGTGACGCGCCCGCCGCCAACAACAGATGGGATCTTTCGGCATACAGCAACGCGCCGAAGATCGAACAGAAGCAGGACAACTCTCCGAACTGGGAGGTGGTCCGACAGCGCAACCTCAACCGGCTGCGCCTGCACGAAATCGGCTAACGCGCTCGCGCAACTCCGATTACTGCCGCCTTGAGCGGCTTTTTTTTCGACCTTTGGAAAGGACATTTCCCATGAAATCAATTCAAGCATTGCGCGAGCAACGTCAGCAACTCGCGCGCGAAGCCCGTAACCAACTGGAGCAGAAAGGCGATCGCGTCTGGTCGAAAGAAGACCAGGCAGCATTCGATGCCCGCGCCGATCAAATCGAAGCACTGGAACAAGAGATCGCTGCGGTCGAGAAGGTGCTTGCCCTCGAAACCGAGGCTCATAACCGTGACGTCGATCAGTTCCGCCGCGCGCCGGAAAACAAAGGCGAGGCGGTTACGCGCTCGGCATTTGCCAAGCTGCTGCGCGAAGGCGTCAATGCGCTGTCACGCGAAGAGCACCTTCTGATTCGTAACACGATGTCCACCGGCACCGGTTCGCAGGGTGGCTACGCGGTGCAGACCAATGTGGCACAAGAGCTGATCGACTACCTGAAGGCATACGGTGGTATGCGCTCCGTCGCTTCGTCCATCACGACCGCAGCCGGCAATGCGATGGGTTATCCGACTTCGGACGGCACTTCCGAAACTGGCGAATGGGTTGCAGAAAACACTCAGGCAACCTCCGCTGATCCTACCTTCGGTACCGTCAGTCTGAATGCGTTCAAGGCATCGTCGAAGATCATCACGATCCCGATTGAATTGCTTGCAGACTCCAGCATCGACATCGTTGCAATGGTGAACAAGCGCATTCGTGACCGTATCGGCCGCACAATGAATGCCGGCTTTACGACGGGTACCGGTACCGGTCAGCCGACTGGCTTCGTGACTGCTGCAAGCGTCGGCAAGACTGCTGCGACTGGCAATACTACGACCCTCGGCTTCGATGACCTGGTGGATCTGCAAGAGTCGATCGACGCGGCCTATCAAGCGATGGGCAACTGCGCGTTCATGATGCATCAGCAAACCCGCAAGGTGGTCCGCAAGATCAAGGACACTACCGGCCGTCCTGTTTGGGCGGATGCCTACGAAATCGGCATGAAGACGGGAACGCCGGCTCAGTTGCTCGGTTCCGATGTCGTCATCAACAACGACATGGCTCAACCTGGCGCCAATGCCAAGACCATCGGCTACGGCTGCTTCGACCGCTACATGATCCGCGACGTCTTGGATCTGACGCTGTTCCGCTTCGAAGACTCCGCCTACGCATCCAAGGGGCAAGTCGGCTTCCTGGCATGGGCACGTGCCGGCGGCAATCTGCTGGACGTGAACGCCGTCAAGACCTTCCAGCACTCCGCGACCTAAACGCACGCCGCAGCATAGTGCAGACGTCTGCACGGGCCGTCCGGCTCGTGCGTCCTTCTTTATTCACCTTTTGAGGAAAACATGGCAAAAGCAAACAAAGTTCCGGCACGCGTCATTGTCGACACAACCGTGGATGGTGTGGCGTACAAGCCGAACCAGGCCGTTACATTCTCCGCCGGAAAGGCCAAGGCTTTGGAAAAAGCCGGCCAGATCGATACCGATTCCGACGCCGTTAAGTACGTGATCAGTCAAGGCGCCGAGCTGATCGAGCATCTGGATCCGGAAGAACTGGAAGCCGCAGCAAAGGCGGCTTCCACGGCGGAAGGCGGTGCCGGCGCCACCAATCAGGCGGAGTAAGCGATGTCGGCGAAGCTCATTAGCCCGCCGGCTAAGCTGGCCGTATCGCTCACCGATGCGAAAGCGAATCTGCGCATTCCCGCGAGCGATACGGCGCTGGATGCCGTTATTCAGGCATGGCTGATGGGCATCATCGAATACGCCGAGCATCTGATGGGGCGCGCGCTGGTGTCGCAGACATGGCGCGTCTCCTTGGATGCTTTCCCTGATGCGATCAAATTGCCTCGTCCGCCGGTCGCATCGGTAACTTCAGTCAAGTATTACGACGCTGATAACGTGCTGCAGACACTGTCTCCGGCGCTGTATGAGCTGGATAACATGACTGAGCCATGCCGGCTGTTGGCGATACCGGGAACATCCTGGCCGTCGACATATGCGCGCAGGAATGCAGTAGTCGCCGATATTGTCTGTGGCTATGGCGACGACGAGACGAATACGCCGCCGGCGATCAAGCTGTACATCCTCGCGAAACTGGTCGAGCAGTTCGATCCTTCGGGTATTCCGGAAAAGGATAGCGTCCAGGCGTCGTTCATCGACCATTTGCTCGATCGGTATCGAATCTGGGGGCTGTAATGGCAGCGTTTTCGATGCAACTCAACACCCTGGTGAAGCTGCAGGCACTGGGAACTGAGCGGGACGAGATCGGGCAGCCGCTTCCCACGGGATGGGCCGATGTGGCCGATCTGTGGGCGGACATCCGCTACCAGACCGGAATGGAGACGGTGAAGGCCGGTGCAGAAGCGTCTATTACGCGCGTCAGCATCAGGATCCGGCACCGCGACGACATCAATGCCGGCATGCGCGTGATCCATGGCGGCATTATCTATAACATCAAGGCCGTGCTGCCCGACGTCGCGAGAAAGCAGCACGTCGACTTGGTTTGCGAGGCGGTCAATGCCTGATTCGTTCACTGTCAAATTCGACTTCGATGATCTGAAATCATCGCTCGATCACCTGACGGACGTCATCAAGGAGAATGCGCGGCCGGCAGCCCAGGCCGGTGCACAGGTGCTGTATGAGGAGGTGTTGCGCCTGGTCCCGGTCGCAAAATCGGCGCGGATGTACAAGGGCAAGCTATACGAGCCCGGCGCGCTGAAGGCCGCGATCTACCAGGCGTTCAGCGTGGATAACAGCGGTGACGGCGTCGCAACGTATCACGTCAGCTGGAATGCCGCGAAGGCGCCTCACGGTCACTTGATCGAGAACGGCCACTGGACGAAGAAGCAGGGCAAATACGGCCCCTTGCAGCCAGTCTTCGTGCCAGCACATCCGTTCATCCGGCCTGCATACGACACGAAGATCGACGATGCGATCGAGGCATCAAACGCTGTAATGAGTGAAGCAATCGACAAGACACTGGAGAAACTGAATTGACTGTCGAAGCCGACATTTTCAACCTGCTCAAGGGGCTGGTCAGCAATCACGTCTATCCCGACACGGCACCCGCCGGTACGCCGCGGCCTTACATCACCTTTCAGCAGGTCGGCGGCATTCCGCTGTCCTTTATGGAGGGCGCCGTTCCGAGCAAGAAGAACGGCCGGTTCCAGGTGAATGTCTGGGCGGATGGGCGTACCGCGGCTTCGGCTCTCGCACTGCAGGCGGAATCCGCATTCATCACGGCGACCACGATCCAGGCAGTGCCGCTCGGAGGCCCCATCGCGCTGCACGAAGATGAACTGAAACTGTACGGGACTCAACAGGATTTCAGCGTGTGGAGTGACCGCTAAACCATAACGAATTCGGCCATACGGCCAAAACCAGCAAGCCGCTTCGGGGTAGCCCGTGGCGGCTTTTTTCTTGCCCGGAAGGGCTATTTTTTTAGTGCCCTACAGGGGCAAGAAAGGTAAAAAATGGGCGTACGTCTGCCTAATGGTGCAACCATTTACATCGCGTCCGGATATGGAACTTCCAAGGCCATGTCTGTTGTTTCCAATGCGAATCCGGCCGTTGGCACGCTCGAAGCGTCGCATGGTGTTGGTGTCGGCGACTTCATTGAGGTCACCTCCGGCTGGTCGAAACTGAACAACAAGATCGTTCGCGCGTCTGCCGTGGCAACGAATGACGTGAGCCTGGAAGGCATCAATTCGACGTCGACTTCCCTCTATCCGGCCGGAACCGGTATCGGCTCGGTGCGCGAAATCACGGGCTGGACGCAGCTGCAGCAGATCCTGAAGACTAGTTCCAGTGGCGGCGAGCAGCAGTTCCTGAACTACCAGTTCCTGGAAGACGATGCTGAAAAGCGCATCCCGACGAACAAGAGCGCATCCGGTCTTTCGATCTCGATCGCGGATGACCCGACGCTGGCTGGCTACGTCCTGGCCTCCCAGGCGAACGACGACCGCCTGCCGCGCGCCGTGAAAATCGTCCTGCCGAACCAGGCGATCATCCTCTACAACGCCTACATCAGCCTGAACAAGACGCCGTCCATGACCGTGAACGAGATCATGGCTTGCGAAATCACGTTGTCCCTGCTGGCGGAGCCGGTTCGCTACGCGTCGTAACTGACCATGTGGCACAGCCCGAGTTGATCGTCGGGCTGCTTTTTTTTCACCCACAATCCAGAAAAATCATGGCAAAACTTACACTCGGCAAGCGCCCCGGCGCGTTCAAGAAAACCGTCCATATCCCTCTGTGCGACGGCGGAACGGACGAAATCGAATTCGTCTTCAAGTACCGCACAAGGACGGAATACGGGAAGTTGATGGACGAGCTGGCAGCCAAACCGTCGCAGGAAGATGGCGCCGCCACCCCAAAAGAGAAGTGGTCCTTGGAAAAGTTTATCGGTAAGAGCGTCGAGGAAGACGCGGATTTCATTCTGATGCTTGCCGAAGGATGGGATCTGTCCGATGAATTCAGCCGCGAGTCGCTCATTTCCCTGGTGGACATGCATGCGGGCGCTACCGACGCGATTCACAAGGCGTATGCCACCGGCCTTCGCGAGTACCGCGAAAAAAACTAAAGAAGGCCGCTGCCGCTTTGTATGAGGAGGATCCGTCTGCTGAAGAAGCTTCAGCGTTGGGTCTAACCGTCGAAGAGGCAAGCGGCCCGCCGGCTGAAATATTGCCGGAAAACCAAACGACTGTTGACGTTTTTATTGCAATGTCGACGCAGTGGCGCACCGGAATGGGCGGCCCTATTGGCCTTGACTACAACGCGTTGCATCTGGTGATGCGCATGTCATCCATACGGCGGGATGAGTGGCCCTTTGTTTTCGATGGCGTGCGTGCGATGGAGGCCGCTGCGCTCGAAAAAATGCGTGAAAAGTAGCTCATCCCTGCCCGCCGGCGCGGGCACAAAATATCGAGGTAGCAATGTCCGACCTGAAAAAGCAGATTGAACTCTCGGTTGATGCCTCCGGCGTTGAAACCGGAGTCAATCGAGCGAAACGTTCTCTTGCCGATCTCGGCGCAACCGGCGCCACGGCAGGCAAGAATGCCGCAGGAGGGCTGGATAAGATCGGTGCCGGCGGCGACCAGGCCGCGCAGAAGGTAGACGCGGCCACTCGCAACATGATCGGCTCGATCCAGCGGCAGATCGCGACCATGCAAGCCGGGTCTAAGAGCAGCTCGGATTATTACAAGGCGCTCGCCGGACAGCGCGGGATTGATGTCAATGCCTTGCAGCCGTACCTCGACCAGCTCGATGCGACTGTTGCCAAGCAGGCGAAGGCCGGAATCTCCGCCGCACAAATGTCGGCTGCGCTGCGCAGCGTGCCCGCCCAGTTCACCGATATTGCCACGTCACTGGCGTCCGGTCAGGCCCCGTTAACCGTGTTCCTGCAGCAGGGCGGCCAGCTCAAGGATATGTTCGGCGGCATCGGTCCGGCAGCGCGCGCGCTTGGCGGATATGTGGCTAGCCTGATCAATCCGTTCACCATTGCCGGCGGCGCCGCATTGGCTCTGGCAGTGGCCTACAAGAAGGGAAGCGAAGAGGCTGACGTCTATGCGGAGGCCTTGATCCTGTCCGGGAACGCCGCCGGCACGACCGTCAGCGACTTGGGCGAGATGGCCAAGCGCATCGATGGTATCGTCGGGACGCAAGCTGCGGCCGCCGAGGCGCTCGCGAAGTTCGCTGCCAATGGGAACATCTCGGCAGACAGCCTGGAGCGCTTCACGACCGTCGCCCTGAAGATGGAGCGCGATGCCGGACAGGCGGTCGACGAGACGATCAAGCAGTTCGCGGAGCTCGGCAAATCTCCGGTTGAGGCGGCGACAAAGCTGAATGAAGCGACGCACTTTCTGACAATCGGGCTCTACCAGCAGATCAAGGCGCTGGAGGATCAGGGGAAGACGTCTGATGCCGCGGCGCTCGCGCAAAAAGCCTACGCAGATGCGATGGAATCGCGCATGTCGCAGCTGGAGGGACGGCTCGGCACCGTGGAGCGCGCATGGCGCGGCATCACCGGCGCCGCGAAGGAAGCATGGGATGCTATGCTGGACGTCGGGCGTGAGAAAACCAACGCCGAGCAGCTGTCGAGCATTTCAGCCCAAATCGAGGCATCGCGGGCGCGTATTGCACGCTTGAACGAGTCGGGCGGCGGGCTGCTGGTCAATGCATTGCTTTCATACGAGAAGGACCGTTTGGCTGGGTTGTTGCAGGAGCAGTCGATCACCCAGGAGAACATCCGGCTGCAGGCGAAATCGGCTGCGTTTCAGAAGGAGACAGCTGACAAGGTTCAGGCTCGCATCCAGTTCGAGAAGGACGGTGAGAAGTTCCTATCCGAGCGTGTGAAGATGGAGCGCGAGATCGCGAAGGCGCGCGAGGACGGCGCCGCAGCGGGAGCAACGCAGGCAGAAATAGAGAGGCGCGTTGCCGATATCCGCGCGAGCCACAAGGGGCTGGTGAGCAACGGCCTTCAGGTCGACAAGGCGAAGCTCGGCCTAGATATCGACGCCATCAAGAACGCGAATGAGCAGCTGATCGGCAGCTACCAAAATGCCGGGACAATCCTCGAAGCCATGCACGCGGCCAGATTGATCAGCGACCGCCAATATTACGAGTCCAAGCGCGGTTTTATTGAGCTGGAAGCACGGGCGCAGGAGGATGCACTTCGGAAGGAGCTAGATCGTTATCGCCAGGAGCGGCTCACCGGCAAGGACAAGCTCGAAAACGACAAGAAAATCGCAGAGGCGGAAGCTAAACTGGCGACACTGCGCGCTTCGACGTCGGCAAAGCTGGAAGTCAACAGCATCCAGGAGACTGCGGCAAACAAGAAGATTGCGCAGTCCTACGAGGATGCTCGACAGGCCGCCCAAGCCTATCTGGACACGGTCGCCCGCCAAAATGCGGCAGAGATCGCCGGAGTCGGTAGGGGGGAAGAGATCAGGGCGAATCAGGCCGGTCGCAATAAGATCGAGGACAAGTTCACCAGTCGCCGGCAGGAGCTTGAGCGCGACAAGCGCAACGGCATGATCGACCAGGAGCAGTTCGATACCTACCTCCAGATCGCCCAGGACACCTACAGCAAGGAGCTGCAGGCGTACGAGCAGCGGACCAAGGCGATCAAGGAGAAGCAGGGCGACTGGCTGAATGGGGCGAACGAAGCGCTAGCGAACTACCGGAGCAATGCCGAAAACGTCGCGGGACAGTCCTCCGCGGCGTTCACCAGCGCCTTTAATGGCATGACGGATGGATTCGCGTCGAGCGTATCGCGAGCGCTTGTCTACGGCCAGAGTCTTGAGGATGGCTTGAAAAATGTCGCACTGAATGTCGCAGACACGTTCATCGCATCGTTTATCAAGATCCAGATTCAGAAACTCCTTATCGACAAGACGGCTGCGGCAGGCTACGCGGCGACGATCGCGGCGCAGGCGCAGGCGATGTCGGCAATGGCTGGCCTCAATGCGTTCGCGTCGACTGCAGCGATCCCGATTGTCGGTCCGGAGTTGGCGCCGGCCGCGGCCGCGGCGGCGATGGCTATTGCGGAGGGATTTGCGTCGGCTGCGACAGCCGCAGCAACACTCAGTGTAGCGTCCGCACGCAATGGTTTCGACATTCCTGCCGGCGTCAACCCGCTGACACAGCTGCATGAGCGCGAAATGGTGCTTCCGGCGAAGCAAGCGGACGTCATTCGCGATATGGCGCGCAACGGCGGTCAGAGCGGTGGATCAAGCCCGATCACGATCGTCAACCAGACCAGCGCGAAGATCGGCCGGGTGACGGAGCGCCGGCTGGATAACGGTGAAAGGGCTCTGATCCTGGAAGAAGCGGTCGATCTCGTTGCGGCGCAGCTGGCCGATCCAAATAGCAAGACCTCGCGCGCCATGAACCGCAATTTCAGCATTCAAAGGTCAAGATAATGCCGAATCCTGTCATGCCGGCCGGCATCAAGCCGGTCGTCTCCAACTACTCTATCGACGATCCGGGCGGAGTAGTCCGTACCGACGTCGCAGGCGGTATGCCGCGATACGGGCTGGACTGGGACCGCGGCGCACAGCGCTTCAGCGTGACGCTGATCTTGGATGCGTTGCAGTTTTCGGTGTGGACGGCGTTCTATCACCACACCATTCGCAAGGGCGCCGTCACGTTCGATATGCCGCTGGACAGCGGTTTTGGCGTGTCGCCGCATGCAGTCAATATCGTGCCTGGCTCCTACTCGGCGGCGCGCACCTCGGGAATCATGATGGTGGTGCAGTTCGTCGTGGAGACGGAGAACCAGGTCTATGACATGACCACGGCGGATGCTTCCAGCTTGGTCGATCTGTACAACCAATACGGCGCCTATTCGAACATGCTGCTGGACAGGCTGGGGCAGTTCGCCAACGCCGAAACCAATGTTCTGGACTTCTGATGAGCCTTGACCTCGAAAGCCGCCTGAAAGTCTTCCTGGCTTCGGCGCCACAGACGGTCTGGCCGATCCAGACGTTGGAGATCAGCCACTCGGCAATGAGCCGGACATTCCACCTTTGGCGCGAGCCGTACCCGGGAACTACCTACGTGGACGGCGTGGCTATGGCAATGGATCCCTGCAACATCGAGATCAAGCTGGCTGGATCGGAAGGAAACCTGGATCAGAAATTCGACATCCGGATCGGTCTGGTTGACATCGAGGACGTATTCCGCGACGAACTCGACCGCATTCCGGTAGCCACGACGGAAAAGATCAAGATCGTCTACCGCGAATACCTCAGCGATGACCTGACGACGCCCCAGGCGACGGCGACGCTGCAGGCCGAGTCGATCTCCTACGCCATCGGCGCCGCCAGCATCAGCGCGGTGGCGCCGCGGCTGAACATGACAAGAACCGGCGAGGTGTATTCGCCGAAAGACATCCCTATGCTTCGAGGATTCCTGTAATGGACATTAATGCCTATCTGGCCAAGCAATATTCTCCCCAGCCTTGCTGGGAGCTGGTCGCCGACGTGTACGTGACCGAGCTGGATGCGATCGCCGTGGACTATAAGACCGTGAACCGGTCGATCCGTGAGATGGCGAGCGCGTTTCGAATCGCGATCCACAAGTCAGCCCATGGTTTCTCGAAGATCGACGAGCCGGTGGATTATTGCATCGTGCTGCTCGGGAAGAGCGACAAGATCGGCATTCACCATTGCGGCGTGTATTACCAGGGCAAGGTGCTGCACGCGATGCCTGACGCGACCATGTATGAGGAGCTGTCGGCAATCCGCGACCGGTTCGAAGTGGTGGAATTCTGGGCAAAATGATGAAGATCAAGCTGTTTGACCACCCATTTTCTCCAACGCCGCAGGTGTACGAGGTAGAAAGCCTCGCGCATTGGTTGCTTGAGCGCTATGGTGAGAAGCCGTCGGTGCGTGTGCAGATATTCAAGGGCGAGCCATGCGCGGAAAAGGAGATTAGCCATGACGCGAACGCAATTTTGGCTGGCGACAGTGACGAGTATGTAGTTCTGCAGAGCCCTGGCGGCGGCGAGACGCTCTTGTATGCCGTTCTGGTCGGAGTAGTGGTCGCTGCTGTTGTTCTGATGCCGAAGCCTGTCATGCCAGGCAACGTCAACCGCACCCAGCAAAGCCCGAACAACGCATTGTCGAACCGGGAGAACAAGGTCCGGCTGCTGGAGCGTGTGGAGGATATCTACGGCACGGTAAAGGCAATTCCCAGCTTGATGATGCCGACCTATATCAAGTACATCGGCCACCGGAAATACGAATACGGATATTACTGCGTCGGGCGTGGCTACCACGACATTACGGAACTGCGGGACGGAGACACCCTGATAGCGGATATCGATGGCGCGAGCGCTGCTGTCTACGACCCGTTTACGTCGCCGAACAGTGGAGATTCTCCGGCTCTGCTGGTCGGCGCGGCGATCATTGACAACGTTCTGACGGCGTCGCGCGCGATCGAGGTGGACGGGATAACCCTCAAGGCCTTGAACCAGGTGCAACTGCCGGTGAGCGCGTCCTATACGTACACGCCGAATGCGGATGGTGACATCATCACCCAGGTGGCCAAGCAGCCGAATTTCAATGCGGTTGCGGCGGTCGGAGACACGCTCACCGTGTCGATGTCGAACTACGTTGCGACCATGCGCCCGAGTGGCGATTCCGGGTCCGTGAGCACGAGTGGAACATCTTCGTATGTCGGCACTGGCGGCTTTGAGTTTACGGACATCAGGGTAGGCGACTCGGTTACAGTCGCCGGATTCACGCAATCTGCGAACAACGGAACCTTCACCGTCACAGCGAAACCGAATGCCTACACGATCACCGTCTCCAGTAGTTCTCTGGTAGCAGAATCTTCTGGGTCGGCTACGTTTTCGGTCACGCGGAACTATTCCGGGACATACACGATTGCGGCTGTCAACGATGGTTCGGTAACGCTGACGACGGCCACATGGAAGTCTGTCATACCGGCATCGAATGGCTTTGGCGTTCCGATCACTAGCTCGATAGCAGTGAATGGTAAAACTGAGTACACGGACTGGGTAACGCTGCCAGACGCCGATCGCACCGAGGTTTGGTGCAATGTAGTTGCCCCGAGTGGTATGTTCAAGGACAACGGCGGCAAGTCAGTCGCAGCCGTCGACTTCGCCATCGAAATCGAAAAATTGAATGGAAGCCTGGCACCACTTGGGATTGTCGAGACCGTCACTGGTACGTTGTCCGGTGCCGTGAGCGACGAGCGAGCCGACACCATCGAGCATGCAACGGCATGGACTGGGCCGGTACGCGTACGGATGCGTCGCACATCGAACTATGACTATGGCTTCAACGGCACGGTCATGGACGAGATCAAGTGGGCTGACCTGTACAGCGTATCACCGGTGACAAAAACCGAGTTCGGCAATAAGACCACGATCCATACCATCACACAAGCGACCTCCCGCGCGACGGCGGTCAAAACTCGCCAGCTGAATTGCATCGCCTCTCGCCGGCTGCCGACTTACAACGGATCAGCATTTTCCGGTGCATTCGATGCAGAAGGCCGGCACGTCTCCGGCACCATCTCGGCGACGAGCAAGCTGGTCGACATCGTCGCTGCGGTGGCTTCGGATCCGAAGATCGGCCGGCGCAACTTAGCGACCGAGGTGGACATGGCGCAGATCTGGGGCATCCAGCAGCAGCTCGACGCCTGGAATCCGGAGTGCGGCCAGTTCAATTACACCTTCGATACAGACAACATGTCGTTCGAGGAAACGGTCATCGCAATCGCCAACGCCGGGTTTTGTATCGCCTATCGCCAGAACGGAAAGATCAGGCTTGCGCTCGACCGTGCGCAGGCGAATAGTACAGCGCTGTTCACGCACCGCAACAAGAAGCCGAATTCCGAGTCGATCACGCGCAAGTTCGCCAGCGACTCGGAATATGATGGCGTTGAATTCGTCTATGTCGACCCGGACACGCACCAGTCGGAAACGATCAAGCTCCCGCTCGATGGCAGCTTCACGAAGCTGAAGAAGTTCGAGATTCCAGGGATTCGGTCGTTCGCGCAGGCTTGGCTCCGTGCCAATCGGGAATGCCAGAAGCTGATCGGCCAGCGCATCACCATTGAGACTACAACCACGCTCGATGCGCGTGCCCTCCTGCCGAACAGCCGGGTTGATATCGTCGATAACACGCGATTCAAGTCGTATGACGGTGAAGTGATCGCGCAGAATGGGCTGGAGCTGACGCTCAGTCAGGATGTGGCATTCACATCGAGTCTGCCGCACAGCATCGTGCTGATGCGGCGTGACGGATCGCTCCAGAGTATCGCGGTCACCGCCGGCAGTACGCCGAATAAGGTGGTTTTGCAAAACATGCCAAGTGAGGCAATCGTAACGACTTACGGGCAGGGCGGCATTCGCACGATCTATTCTTTCGCGGCAGATAGTGCGCGTGGAGCGCAAGAATATCTGGTGCAAGAGCTGGACATGTCGGATGGTCAGTATGTCACGATTCGGGCCATTAATTATTCTGATGACTACTACCAATACGACAACGCCCCCATTCCTGATAAAGATACAGTTATCAACTAGCAACGAAAAGCGCCATATCCGGCGCTTTTTTTATATCCGCACGAAAGGTAAAACATGCCAGCACTAACCATCCCCGATCTTATCAATGCGAAGCAGGACGTTGACCATATTGCGGAACTGGCGACTTCAAACGGGCAGACTGCTACCGACCGCTTGGGAAATACCAAGTTGACGATGGCAGAAGCACTTCGCCGGATAAAGTCGTACACGGACCGCGGTGCCTGGACGCCTTCGACCTCATATGCCACGTATGACTCGGTAACTGTTTCAGGCGACAGGTATTTGACGATTACCGCTCATGTATCTGGATCGACATTCAGTGGCGATCTTGCAAGCAAGTGGGTATTGATTGGCGGCGCTGTTAGAACGGCACTGGGTTCGCTTACCCTGGTGAAAGACGCTGGGGCGGCCGGTGACGGTGCGGCAGATGATACAGCTGAGCTGTTGAGCGCTAAAGCATCGGGAGAATCACCCTACGTGCCGAGTGGTACGTACTCCGTGACGGATATTGCCGGCCTCCATGGCCTTTGGGGCGACGGCAAGATTCTTTTCGATGGAAATACCTTGCCGCTGCCGAAGGCGCCGCGGGAGTCAGACAATTTCAAAACGGACCGGTTTTTCTCCTATGCGAAGGTTACCGATCGCTTTCAGCCAATTCTGGTGATCGGCGACAGTATTTCGGAGGGCTCAAACGCTGCTGTCTGGACGAAGGATAACTATGCATCGATTATTCGAAAAGCGATCCAGCGTAAATATCAGAATGCGAATTTTGGCTTTGCCAACTTCAATTTGGCGGCGCAGGATGGCTCTCCCTCGGCTACTAAATATCCTCATGTAGTTACACATTCGGGCTTTGCGCTAACTGCATACGGAGGATTTACAGACTCCTATTACGGCGGGACGGTTCTTAAGAGTGCAACTGCTGGAGATTGGGTTGAGGTTTCATACACCGGGAAAGATGTTGTAGTTGTGTATGGCCAGGATGCGGCGGGTGCTATCCTCAACGTCACTCTCGATGGTGTGCTAATTGGCACTATTGATACAAAAGCGGCGTCGGCGACTTCAATTGCCGGATCGGGCGTCAATGGCTCCTTTTCAACGGTAATTGCTGTTCCAGCCTGGGGAAGTCATACAATACGATTGACGAATACCGAAAATAAAAATGTTGCCTTGTGCGGCATGGTCTATTTGGAAGAAAGTGCGGTTAAGTCACCAGTTTTATTTAATCTCGGGCGCTCGTCGTTAACGCTGTCCGATATGGACAACAATTTGCTGGACATGTACGCACGTTCCACTGGCATGTCTATCCTCGCGCTTGGGGTAAATGACAACCTTCTCGCAAAGCCTATTGTCACATTCAAGGCGAAACTGAAGCGGTATTTGAGCGGGGTAAAGGCCATTAATGGCGAGTGCGTCATCTGCGACTTTATCTTCAACGAACCGTCTTCCAATGCGTATAAGTCGGCGCTGCGTGACTACGCGTATATCTATGGCTTTCCGTATCTCGACTTTGGTCGCATGTGGTTCAGTGATCAGACGGCGAATAAATTTGCCAAGCTCCTGGATACCGATAATGTGCACCCGACCGATGCCGGACATGAGTTCATCGCGAATGAGATCATGCGTTGCATCGGGCTGAATTATGACAAGGCTACTGCAACTGGACACATGCCGACCGTGTCACTGGTTCCTACCGGATCATGGGTCGGGCTTAGCACACCTTATGCCGGCCCGAAGGCGCGCAAGGATTCAACGGGCAGGGTGCATCTGTCAGGGGCAATTCAGAGCGGAAGTTCCGCGGCTTACACATTGATTGCAACGATTCCGGCCGGGTTCCGGCCGCAGAATCACCTGATATTCGCGGTCTCCGCTAATCATGCATTTGGCGAAATTGAGATTCACGCTGACGGCCAAATTACTGCAGGGGGCACTACGATTGCCGGTCTGTTAAGCCTCGATGGTATTTCGTACTTGGCTGCATAGCCTCGGTTGCGCATTAAATAGCTAGCCCGCTTCGGCGGGCTTTTTTATTTCAAGAAAAAGAAAGGCGTCTCATGGCAGAACCAGTAAGCCCGACAGCTGGATTGGCAATTGCGGCCGGCACGATCACGCTGTCCGGCACCTTCCTCGGCGTGCATTACGACGCGCTCCTCGCGGGCTTCTTCGGCGGCCTGGTGTCGTTGTCCTACCTGCCGTCCATGCCGAAGTCGAAGATCGCTAGCACCGTCGCCAGCTCGTCGATCCTGGCGGGTTACTTCGCGCCGGTGATTGCCATCACCGTTCAGCACTATTTCAGCTTCCTCGAGGGCGTCGGCGATTTCATGCGGCTGGCATCGGCCGCGGGCCTCGGCGTCAGCGCGCAAGTCGTCATTCCGGTCGCACTGAACTGGATCCGGACAAAGGGAGGCGCTCAATGATGCTCGCCATCAATATGTTGGCTGCCGCGATCATTTTCGGCTGCGGCTTATTCGGCGCAATCAACAGCATGTCCAGATGTACGCGACACGGTATCCGCCTCGCCTGGGTGTTCCTCGTGACGGCGGCGCTGGCCGTCCTAGTCAGTCCGCTGTACGGGCAGACGAGCCCATCACCGATGGAAGTCCTGCGCAATGTTGGCGTCGCGCTGTTCGTCCTCGCGAACCGACGGCGGAATTGTCCCTTCTGCGAGAAAAGGAGCGCGTATGACGCCGGATGAACTGCTGAAGATCATGCCCCTGGCCAAGCCGCGCATCGCGGCTTTTTTTTCGCCCCTGTGCGCCGCCATGGAGGAATTCGAGATCAACACACCGGCGCGGCAGGCGGCATTCCTCGCCCAGGTCGGCCACGAGTCCGAGCAGCTGCTCTACGTGCGCGAAATCGCCTCCGGCAAGGCGTACGAGGGGCGCGCGGATCTAGGCAACACCGAGCCGGGCGACGGCGTGAAGTACAAGGGGCGCGGCCTGATCCAGATTACCGGGAAGGCGAATTACATCGCCTGCATGATGGCGCTCAACATCGATTGCGTGCATCGCCCCGAGCTGCTCGAGGAGCCGGTCAATGCATGCCGGTCGGCGGGCTGGTTCTGGAAAACGCACGGCTTGAATGAGCTGGCCGACGCCGGTGACCAGGTGCGGATCACGAAGCGCATCAATGGCGGGATCAATGGGCTGGCCAACCGGCTGGCGTTGTTTCAAATTGCAAAGGAGGTGTTGGCATGATCACGATCATCGATTTGTTTTGCCTGTCGGTTGTATGCCTGTTCTTCGGCGTGCCGTATTGGGTTATCAGCTGCGGAGGCGAGCGATGAATTCCCTCGCGCTCCGCATTCTTGCTCAGCTGGTCGGAGCCGGGTTCGCTTTTGGCGTCGGTTGGTATGTCAATGGCTGGCGGCTTGGACAGCAGATAGCCAAGATCGAGCGCGACCAGGTCGAAGCAGCCGCAACGGCCAGCGAAACCGCGCGCCTGAAGGAGCGGGCCTGGAATAAACAACTGGAGGATGCCAGAAATGAAGCAACGAAACGTGAAGCAACTATTCGCGCTGACGCTGCTGCCGCTCACAATGCTGCTGACGGCCTGCGGGGCGACATTGCAGACCTCCGCCGGCAACTGCCCGAGCTTGCCGCCGATGCCTGCCGTCAGCGAGCCGATACCCTCGCAGACGTACTCAGCCAGTGCACAGCAAGATATTCAGGCATGGCGGAAACGGCTGATCGACTCGTCAATGACCGACAAACCCTGATAGACGCTTGGCCGAAATGAACGCCGGCACCATCATGCAGCTGTCACCGTCGCTTATACATGCTGCAATATCGAGCCGCGTCAGGACAATTGATGATCATCGGTGACGGGTTGGCTTTCAAAGGCTTCCATAGTCCACGAACTTCCTGCTGATTCTTGTAAGTCGGATCCTTGATGATTGCTGGTGGAATCCCTGGATCAACGTCATGCGAAATCCGGCGGCCAATGTACTGACAGTTAAAGATACCCTCAAATGCAGCTTGGTGCCTGATGGTCCGCGATATAGCCCTGAAGAATTTTTCGGGATGTTCGATGACAATGCATGCGTCGTACTTGAATTCGTCCATCGCTTCCTTGTTGAAAACCTTCGTGGCGCAAAATAGGTAGTAGTTAACGCTTTCGTGTGGTTCCGTGAGTGTTCCATTACCTCTAACTGTTAGTTTTGTGCCGGGGGCAATCTTAAGAAATCCCCTGCTGAATTCAGGCTGGGTTTCCGACGTCCATACGTGGGCGCCATTCAATTCCATAAATCTGGTCTTATAGCCTTCTGTGTTGTCGCCAATAACCTCACCATGTATTTCAGTGTTTCGATATTCGTAAAGCGTGCCGATTCGCATGTTCCCCCTAGTCAGCAGAAGGTGGGTATGCTCTTTCCGAAGATATTTATATAAAACGGTCATAAAACTCTCTGGGCGAGTGAGCTCCTAGTGCGACTATTTCCATAATACAATTCCGCTATACTGCACGCCTCATCCTTAAAGAATGTGGGGGTAATAGAGAAATGAGAACTGCTGCCAAGGTCGTATTGGCGTGCCTAGCGTTGATTTTAGCCTTCCTTTACGGCGTTGCTATGATGCAATACCAGCTATTTCCGTTCCAAGTGTACGGGTGGGTTAAGCAAATTGGCAGAGGCGAGACGCCGGGTTCTGATTCCCGACTTATCGATTACCCGCGCTGGAAGGATAAAACGTCGAGCTTCCGAGCATTTCACGTACCAGCTGACGTCGTAATGATCGGAGACTCCATCACGGATGAGGCCCGCTGGGATGAGATGTTCCCCGGAGTGAGGATCGCGAATCGGGGGATCAGCAGCGATACGACTTATGGGCTACTGCAGAGGTTGGACGGGATATTGCTTACAAAGGCGAAGACGGCTTTCATCATGGTCGGCGTCAACGATGTCCTCGTCGGGCGCAGCGCGGATGCGGCATTCGCAGACTACAAAAAATTTGTGCATCTCCTGATCGATAATGGAGTGGTGCCGGTCATTCAGTCCACTATCTACACCAGTCCGAAGCAAGCTGGTAGCAAGAAGTACAACGCCAAGATCAGAGAATTGAATCAACGACTTGCGGCGTTCGCGGCTGAGTCGAAGATCGCCTACGTCGATCTAAACGCTCAGTTGTCCGACGCGGATGGGTTGAAGCAAAGCGTGACAAACGACGGCATACACCTCAACGGCGAGGGATATAGCCTATGGCGCAAAGCGATTGATGAAAAAATGAGAGGGAGCGAAGTGCGTTAGTCATCATCGCCGGGCTCGACTTTCTGTCCGAATAGTTCGTTGTTCAGTCGCTCTCTCGCCTGCACAGCCGGCTCGCCCCTGATTTCGTTGAGCAGCGCTTTGGCGATGATGCCGAGCGCACCGACGCCTGGTGTAACACTGTGCGCGAGCTGATGCGCCCGCGACACGATCGAATGATAACGCCGGATTTCCCATAGCAACCGGACAACGTCTTTGTTTCCCTTGTTGCGGACTCCGATTGCGTGGAGTTCTTCCTTAGTAAGCGGAGGCGGGAGGTCTGGCATTTCTTCTGCTCAATATGCTGTATTTGTATACAGTATATGTATCGAAGCTATGCGATGCCAAGCCTCGCTTTGATGTTGTCGATCAGCGGGCCGGCGTCGTGGTGCGTTTCCAGCTCGGCAAGCATGGCCTCGATGATCTCAGCCATTTCCAGCACGGAAAGCGGATTAACGATCGACACGTAAGCCGCACGCCATGCCGGGGCGTTGTCCTCCGATTCTTCCATGGCATCCAAACATGCTTGCTTAATGACGGGTAGGGTATTCATCTGGTTATTTTATCCAGACGAGTGCCAGTCCAAAAAGTCTCTAATATTTCGTTACGCATTGCCTGCAAGGAGTTAGTTTTAGCGTGGTTTTTGGCGTAACTTTTAAAAAGTGATCCTATGTTCTCATAGGGGAAATACCCTGCTGCATCAT